ATGGTTCTGGATTTCGAGCGGGATGCCATAGACAAGCTGGACCACCTCCTTCAGCGTGTCGCTGAAGTTGAAGTGCCGCCAGCCGGCCGACTCCAGAACCTGGGCGGCGGTGCTCTTGCCGTGGCCGCGATAGCCGGTGATGCCGATGAGGTACTGTTTCATTAGACAAGAATCTTCAAAGTTTGAGAAGCCCTAGTAGTTGCCGTGTATAACCAACGATCTGCGTCTTCCCTGAAGACAGAAGATTCATCAATTACTACAACGTCGGAGTATTCGCTGCCCTGACTCTTATGACAAGTTATACAATAACCCCAGTCCATATTTAACGTTGCTTTACGGGCGCGGAAAGCTTCGCGATCAGTTGCAGTATAACCACCCGGCTTCCGCGAGAAGTGCTCCTCGAACAGTCCCTGGAAGACCTTGCGGTCGGCGTAGGTGTGACCTTCCTCGTCCTCAAACGAGAGGCGGATCGAGGTGTCGCCCTTGTAGAGATCGGCCGATGACGTCGCGACGCATTCCGAACCGTTGGGCAGGTCCGGATATTCGCGATGGTTCTTGCAGACGATCAAAGGCTCGCCAGCCTGCGGACCGACGCGGTCGCCAGCGCGCTCGACAAGGCCAAATTCCTCACGTAGGACCTGATTGATTTTCCAACGGGTTTTGTTGGTCCCGGCGATGAACTTGGGCAGCGTATCGCGGTCGTAGATCAGGTTCTCTTCACGGCGGCGGATAACCTCGACGGTGTCGCCATACTTGCCGAACGGGATGTCCTTGCCTTCCCGCGCCAGGGTGGCGACGTGCAGGATAGGATTATCGTGAGCCTGCCGGTGGACTTCGGTGAGCTGGAAGTCGGGCTTGCCGGCGGTCAGGCCGGGCTTCTGCTCGATGGGCTGGAGCTGACCGGGGTCGCCCATGGCCAGGATCGGCACACCGAAGGTGCTGAGGTCCTCGGTCGTCATGTCGCCGACCATGGAGGCCTCATCGCAGACGATCAGGCGGGCCATGCCGATGGCGGCGTCGGGGTTGAGCTGGAAGTGAAGCTTCTCTTCGCGGTAGGCTTCGGTCAGTTCAAGCTCCAAGCGCTTGATCATCTTCATCAGTTTGGCGAGCGTGTCCCTGGACGCGCCCTGGTTCCTGGCTTCCTCGAAGTCGGCCTTCTCCTTGTCGAGCTGGGCTTCGAGGTGACTGACCGGCGCCGGCTTGGCGCGGTAGATCGCCGAATGGATTGTGGAGGCCGTTGCGCCGGAGTAGACGGCACGCAGCTTGGTCCGCATGACCTTCGCCGCCTTGCCGGTCGGCGCGACGAAGGCCACATCGTTGAGGTTGTAGCCCAGGTCATCGATGATGAACGGCAGGATGGTCGACTTGCCCGTACCCGCATAGCCAGCCAGGTAGGTCACGGGCTGTTCATTCTTGATGCAGGAGACGACCGTCTGCACGGCCTGTCCCTGCTGCGGGGAGAGGCTGATCATAGAAGGACTTTCGAGTGAAGGCCCCGGCGCGGATATCGGGACGCGCCGGGGCTTCGGGCCTTAGTGGCGCTTAGAAGCGACCACCACGGCGGCGGGCAGCGGGAGGGGCCGACTCTTCGGCAGGCTCAGGCTCACGCCGACGGGCGCGAGGGGCCTCCTCAGGTTCCAGCTCGGGCTCCGGCTGACGGGCACGACGCTCGGCGCGAGCCGGCGGCATGTCTTCCTCGATATCCGCTTCCGGTTCGGGAGCGGCGGCGCGACGGGCGCGGGGTTCCGGCTGGGCTGCCGGGGCGGCGACACGGCGGCTGGGCGGCGCCGGCTCGGGTTCCGGCTCATAGGCCGAAGGGTCGCCTTCGGTCAGCGCAGTGAGTTCTTCTTCACTGATCCAGTCGGTGATCTTGAACACCGGGGCGTGCTTGGTGATCTTGCGGCCCTTGCCCTTGCCCTCGGTCGTGGTTTCGAACGGGCGTTCTTCCAGTTCGATGATCGGAATCATGCCAGGGTGCAGCTTGTAGCTGGAGGCGAAGTCCTTCATCAGGGCGGCGATGGCGCGCTTCTTGGAGCTGTTGTTGCCCTGGAAGACCATGTTGACGAAGGGCTCGGTGACCATCCGCATTTCGATGGTGTACTGCTCGGCCGGGCCGTCGTCCTTGCCGTAGGGGCCGCAATCGGGCAGGTCAGCCTTACGCGGCTGCGGCTCGATCATGGGGACCATCTCTTCGTGTTCGACGTTGCCGTCGACCCAGATCAGCCAACCCCACTGCGCGCTGCGCATGTTGACGGCCATTTCCGAGCCCAGCGGCAGGGACTCGTCGTCGGCGCCATAGCTGTATTCGCCATCGTTGCCGTTGAACTTCATGAAGGCCTTGCCGTCGCCGCCGCCCTTGAGGCCTTGCGCGGTCGCGGCCAGCCGAGCGAAGTAGTCGTCGTCGGTGGCCAGGTAGTTTCCGTTGGTGGTAGTCAGATCGTTCGCCATTTGGCTTTTTTCTTTCTCGATAATGTTGACCCCGGCCGCCGAAGCGGCCGGGGACTATTGCTGGAGCTTTTTACTTACGCTTCTTCTGTTCTTTTCTATTCCTAGACTTGCCTTGTTCTGTACTGAGGCTTAGTCTTCGTCTGCCCGTCTTGAACCTTTCTCCGAAATATTCAGACGGTCGTAACCCTCACCTTCCTTCATGTACATTTCCGGATCGATCCCGTCGGCGATGAGGGCGCTCTTGTCCAAGGACTTGCGGCCCTTGATCCAAGAGAGGGACACCGTGACGTCACCGGACACCGCCCGGTAGAAGCCGGTGTTGCGGAACCAGGCCTTCAGGTCTTCCGTCGCAGCCTTGTGTTCCACTTCGGCGACCTTCTTGGCGGAGGAAGCGGCCCGCTCCTTCGTTACGAGGTCGTCGAATTCTTTGATAAGCTCGGGCTTGACGTTGCCGTGGTTGGCCTCACGTCCGCCGCGCTCCTTAGTAGGGGTGGCTTCCTTGTTCACCCGCGCGCAGGCGATGGTGAATTCGCAATACTGGCAGCCGCCGTCGATCTTGCCCTCGGCCTGCAACTCGTCGACGGCCGACTCGAACACCTGCTTGGCGCGGAGCTTGGCGATGTCGTAGACACGCTGGTCGAAAGGGACGATGAAGACTTCGATCTCATCGTAGAAGGAGCAGTCGACGTAGCAGATCATCGCGTACTGCGGCTTCCAGGCGGTCTTCTCCCGGATCAAACCCATCTGCGCCATCACTTGGCCTCGATGTACGAATTTTTCCTCTTTCAGATTAACTCGCGGATCGATGCTCTTGATTTCAAAGACAAAACAACCGTACTGGCGACCTTCCAAGCCGTTAGCCAGGTCGGGCACGGCGTACTCGGCCAGGGAGTCGCTGTCGACGTCGATGGCCAGGCCGTCGGGGGTCGCCGAGAGGTAGCCTTCGATGAAGGTCTTCTGATCGGTCCCGGAGAACAGGAGCTGACCGGCGTCGGTCATGTTCTCCAGCAGCCACTTCATGGCCGGCTCAACGAAGTGGTTTTCCATGGTGTCGCCACGGCGCAGCGCGCCCCAGCGGTCCTCATGGTCCGGGTCCTTCTCGTAGTCGAACTTCTTGAAGTGAGCCTTGCGCAGGCAGCCGAACACTTCGGAGGCGCCGACCGACTTGGAGCGGTCATGCTGCCAGGTCTTCTGAGTCGAGTTGACGAAGGCGCTGAAGCCCTTGGTGATGTTGAGCGACGCCATCAGGCAGCCTCAGCGGCGCCGGAGCGCGCGATCTCGATGAGCTTGTAGTAGCAGCGGCGAGTGGCCAGGACGTCGTTGATGGCCTGGTGGGCGCCGTCGAAGTCCTCGCGGAACAGGAACTTGTGGAGTTCGGAGAGCTTGGGCGACTTATAGCCGTTCTTGCCAGGCAGCTTGCACAGCGGCGTCGAGGCGACCATGGTGTCGAAGATGCGAGTAGCCTTACTGAAGGGGTCAGCATGCTCATCGCCGAACAGGCGATAGATGGTCGCGCGGATGATGTCGGCGTCGTAACCCTTGATATTGTGCCCAACCACGGTCTCAGCGACGGCCAGGAAGTCGAGCAGCAGCAGCATGGCGAATTCCTCGGTGACGCCAATCTTGTCGGCGAATTCCGGTGAGATGCCGTGGGCCTTTTCTTCGGCCTTGCGCCAGTTCTCAATCAGTTCGGGCGAGAGGCTTTCGAGATCAT